AGCATTGTTGCTGCTGGCATGGATTTAATCATTGCGCTTGTAAGCGGCATCCTTGACAACATCGATATGCTGATTGACTGTGTGCTGGAAATGGTTGATGTCATAGTCGATAAGCTGATTGATAACCTGCCGAAACTGATCGATGGTGGAATCAGGATGATTGCTGCACTTGCTAATGGTCTGATTCGTGCCATACCGAATTTGGTATCAAAAATTCCGCAAATCATTTCGTCTATCGTGAAGGGACTTATCAGCGGCATCCCTGCAATTTTCGATGTCGGCAAGAACATAGTCGAAGGACTTTGGAACGGCATCAAAAACATGGGTTCGTGGGTTACTGGAAAAGTAAAAGACTTTTTCGGTGGAATTGTAGGTGGAGTTAAGGATTTCTTGGGCATCCACTCCCCGTCTAAAGTGTTCGCCGGTATTGGCGGCTTTATGGCTGAAGGTTTGGGCGAAGGCTTTGACGATCAATTCAAGTCCGTAAAAAAGGACATTGAAAACAGCATGAACTTTGACGCTGGCACAATTACCGCAGATGCGAACATCGACAGAAGCTATGCAAGTGGGGCCTACACGGTAACAAACGCAGTCAGCGATTCCGGCAGAATCCTGATGTTGCTTGAACAGTATTTGCCTATGTTGGCAAATATGAAGGTTGTCGTAAATAGCGGCGCTTTGGTAGGCGAGATTGCGGCTGACCTGGATGTGGAGCTTGGCAAAATTAACGCAAGGAGGGTGCGAACCGTATGATTCCCAAGGTTTATATTGACGGCAAGGACACATACACGGAATACGGATTGCTGCTTGCAAGCAAGACTATTTCTTTGCCCAAAGTCCGCACAAACATGATAGATGTTCCGGGTAGGGACGGCTTGATAGACGCTTCCGATGCACTGACCGGAGAAGCCACCTATAAAAACCGTACTATCAAACTGGAACTTATCGGCGTTCCCTCATTAAATGGGAAAGATTGGCCTTCCGCAATCTCCGATTTCTGCAACACCGTACATGGGAAGCGTGTCAAAGTGAAATTTTCCGAGGACACCGATCACTATTACAGTGGGCGGTGTTCTGCCGGTGACGTTAAGCTTAACAAAATAAAGCAGACGATCCCTGTTACTGTTGATTGCGATCCGTGGAAATACAAGATCGAGAGAACAACGGTGTCCCGCTCTGACTTGGGGACGGCGTATAAACAGCTTGCGCTACCGAATGAAAGCCGCCCTGTTATCCCAACAATCACGGTGGCGCAAGATACCGTATTGCTTTGGGGCGGCAACACAATCAACGTCAGCGCAGGGGATCACATTTTACCCGCTATCCGGCTGGCAGCTGGTAACAATATCCTGAAAGCCAAAGTCGCAAGCGGAACGGGAAGTATCACTGTGACGTATCAGGAGGCGAGTATGTAATGTATCAGCTAAAATACAAGGACTACATACTGCATGATATGCGCCTTGCGGATGAAAAGATTATCGTCCGTGACCCCTCTGTTAAGCTTGCGGTGAGCAAAGCGGGTGAGATGACTTTCACGCTGGGCGCTGACCATCCGTATTTAAGCAATCTTCGGCGCATGAGCGGCCTTGTGGAGCTGCTGGACGGCACTTTGCCCATATACAGGGGCAGAATCACCACCGACACAAAAGACTTCTACGGGGCGCATAAAATTGAAACAGAAGGCATTATGGCGGCGCTGAATGATAGCATCATCAAGCCATTCAGTTTCCCGGAAGATTTCAATGATGATGATGACTACAAAGCCGCAGCAGCAAGCGGGAATGTGGTTGATTTCTTCTTTCGTTGGATTTTGGCGCAGCACAACAGCCAAGTGTCCACGGAGCAGCAAATCAAGCCCGGTGTTTGTACCGTCACCGATAGCAACAACTACATCACCCGCAGCGCATCAGAGTATGCAACGGCAATGTCCACGATATCCGACAAGCTGATTAAATCGGCTTTGGGCGGGTATCTCCTGATCCGATATGAGGATGACGGGAACTATCTGGATTATTACGCTGCGTTGCCGCTCACAAATACGCAGTCTGTGGAATTTGCTGAAAATCTCCTTGACCTTTCCAGCGAGACGGACGGAACAAACATTTACACCGCTATTCTGCCAGAGGGCAAGGACGGCTTGACCATCGAAGCGCTGTCAGATGGTGATTTGACAGATGACCTTGTTAAATCCGGGCTTACTATTTATAGCAAGTCTGGCGTGGCCACATACGGGCGCATTACCCGGCACGTCAAATGGGATGATGTGACTGTTGCCGCAAACCTTCAGGCCAAGGCAAAGGCGGCGCTTGCTGACAACGGATTGTCAATGCCTGAAACAATTAAGCTTACGGCGGTTGATTTGGGCTGGCAAGAGGATGTACAGCATTTCCGAGTGGGCCGCATGACTGTTCTTTTTAGCACTACGCACGGATACAGCACATCCTATCCGCTGCTGGAATTGTCCCCGGATATTCTTGATCCGGGCAACACCAGAATCACGCTGGGCGCTACCCAGCGTACATTCACCGGCTCACAGATCGATGCAGTGCGGAAGGCCGAGGAAAGCGCCGGGCAAGTCCGCACTGACCTAACCAAGAAAATTGAGGACATCGAGCTTACCCCCGGCCCTCCCGGCCCTGCCGGGGCAGACGGCAAGGACGGCACCAACGGTCTGTCTGTGTGGATTACTTACCATGACGACACAACTACCCCGGCCACGCCCACAGGAAACGGTACGCTGAACGGCTGGCACACGGACTTGACCGCCGCCGTTGTTTGGATGTCGCAGAAGGTAGCGGCATCGGCTACGGCTGGTGCATGGGGCGCACCCATCCGTCTGCTGGGTGAAAATGGTGAGCAGGGAATCCAAGGCATTCCCGGTGAAAAGGGAGACCCCGGCAAGGATGGAACGAACGGCAAGGACGGCGTGTCCCCCACGGTGAGCCTTACCAAGTCCGGCGATACCACTACTATCACCATTACTGACAAAAACGGGGCGCATACGCAGACTGTAAAGGATGGCACCAACGGCACACCTGGCAAGCCCGGCGCAGATGGGAAAACGCCGTATTTGCACTTGAAATACAGCAATGACGGCGGCGAGACCTTTACGGCCAACGAGGGTGAGGCCCCCGGCGCATATATCGGCACTTACACCGACTTCACAGAAGCGGACAGCACTTCGGTCAGTTCCTACACATGGGCAAAAATCAAGGGTGAACAGGGTGAACAGGGAAACCCCGGTAAGGACGGCAGCCCCGGAGCCACCGGCCCGCAAGGCCCACAGGGTGAGAAGGGTGCAACGGGGGCCGCCGGGCCGCAAGGAGAAAAAGGGGCAACAGGCCCACGGGGTGTAAGCGTCACCGCCACCACAGTGGAATATTATCTTTCCGCTTCCGAGACAGAGCTTTCCGGCGGCACATGGCAGTCTACGGCACCGGCTATAACGGATGGAAAGTATCTGTGGGGACGCACTAAGGTCACCTATTCCAACGGCCAAACGGCATACACCGGCGCATACTGCATCAGTAAGGCCATGGCCGAGAGCGCCAAGCCCCAAATCGATCAGGTGACCAAGACCACACACCAGCAGATAACAGACCTTCAGCAGAATATCAATTCCATCATTCTTTCCGCTTTGGAACGTTATGTGGAAACAGGTGACTTTGAAAGCTACAAAGAAGAGGTATCCACCAAACTGTCCGTGCTTTCGGATCAATTAACCATTGACATCACCCGTATCACCGAACGCATTGATGACGTAAACGGTGATTTGCAGAGTAAATACAGCGAGATTACAAAGGCTTTCCGGTTTACGTCTGACGGCCTAATCATTGGCGAAACGGGCAATGAAATCCTGCTGCGGCTGGACAATGATGTGTTGCAGTTTGTCCGCAACAACACACCGGAGTTGCAGATCACTGCCGAGGGCGTGGAAGCAATGCGTATCAAGGTATCTATCCTATGCATCGGAAACGTGGTTTGGACGGAGGACGAAAACGGCGATGTAATCGCCAGTTGACAGGAGTTGAGAACATGGCGTCCATTTACAGCAGTACAAACAAAGGCTGGCGCTTGCGTCTGGATTGGTCAATCACAGGCCAGTCTATCGCAGACAACAAAAGTACATTAAGCCTTGATTTGTGGGTATATGACGGAACCGGATATTCCCAGAACGAGAGCAACGGCGAAGCGTATTATATACTTCAGGGCGAAAAACGCTGGAATCCGTATAATTACAGTTCCACCGGATGGTACAAACTGGGCAGCAAGACTATTACAGTCAGCCATAATGCAGACGGCACGAAAAGTATTGCGCTGACAGCAGAATGGGACTGTGGCTTTGACAGCTCCTACACACCACGCCATTTGTCCTTGTCGGAAACGGTCACGCTGCCCACCATCCCCAGAGCATCCACGGCCACCACAAGTGGCTCCACGCTGGGGGAAACCTTGGCCATCACCATCAAGCGGGCCAGCAGCAGCTTTACGCACAAACTCTATTACACCTGCGGCAGCGTCAAGGATCAACTGATTGCCGAAAATGTAGGCACATCGTACAGTTGGAACGCACCGCCTGTGTCTTTGGCACAGCAATCGCCAAACGCAGAGACTGTGGCGCTCACACTCACGGTCAAGACGTACAACGGCAGCACCTATGTTGGGGCGTGGTCAACGGCTGTTAAGCTTGCCGTGCCGTCAACCGTGGTTCCGGCCCTGTCTGTTGCAATCAGCGATCCAACAGGAGTGTCCGACACCTATGGTGGATATGTTCAGCTGCGTAGCAAGGTCAAGGTAGATATCACCGCATCCGGGGCGCAAGGCAGCACTATCAAGTCATACAGTATCAAGGTGGGCGGCATCTACGCTGCTACATCAGCCAGTGGGACAACGGACTATTTGCCCGATTCCGGCGAACTGATTGTTGCTTGCGCCGTTACGGATAGCCGTGGGCGCACGACTACAAAGACGCAAAGCATCAGTGTCCTTGCTTATAGAAAACCGGCAATTACTGCTATTTCTGCCGCCCGTTGCAATGCTGACGGAACAGCAAACCGGGCTGGCACTTATGGCAAGGTGACTTTCTCCGGGGCCATTACTTCGCTTTCTGCCAAAAACACCGCAGCATATGCGGTGCAGTATAGGGAGGTAGGCGCTGTTGATTGGACTACGGTAGGCAGACCGGCGGCGGGAAACTACGATCCTGCTGATATTTCTGCCGTGTTTGCCGCAGACAAAAGCAAGCGCTACGAAGTTCGGGTTGTGGCAACCGATGCATTTGAAAGCATTGGTTCCACGCTGCGTGACCTCCCGGCAGCATATGCCCTATACCATCTGGCAAAGCATCTGCTATCTGTTGGGCTGGGCCGTCTCTGTGACAAGGCAAATGCAATCCAAGTGGGGCTGGATGCTTATTTTGATAGGGATGTACAGATAGACGGAACATTGACGCTTGGGGACGGCCTGTCCGCTCCTCTGCCCGTGGAAGGCGGCGGTACCGGTGTAGCCACACTGGATGAGTTGCGGCAAGCGCTGGGCATCAAGGACTATATCATTGAGCAAGGAATAAGCGGCAACTGGACGTACCAAAAGTACGCATCCGGCTATGCGGACTTGTGGTGGCGTGGAACGGTAACGCCTACCAGTTACACCGCTGTGGGCAGCATGGTCTACACCAATATCATCAGACTGTCTATGCCATTTGGCGTTACCGGCAACGTAGTAGTCACCGGTAGCGTCCAGAATCTACACATGATCTGCAATACGGATTGGAGCTATTCCGGGAAAACGGTGTCATTCCGTATGCTTCGTGCAGCGTCCATGACGCTTGGAAATCAAACCGTATCGCTGCGGGTGGTAGGAAAATGGCAAGTGTAGGATAAGAAAGGCGGTGCAAAATGAAAGGGGTCACTTTTGGAACATATCACAGCTATGATGATTTTAGCCTGATTATGACTTCAAAAGAGATTGCAGCCCCGAAAACCAAAACGCTGAAAATTGATGTGGAAGGTGCAGACGGTTCCATTGACCTTACTGAATTTTTCGGTGAGCCGAAATATGAGGACTGCACACACAAATTTCAGTTTTCAACTATCGTGCCACAAAGCGAATTTCTTACACTGTTTTCAACAATCAAAAACGCAATACATGGTAAAAAACTGCGGATTGTCCTTGATGATGATCCGCTTTTTTACTATGTCGGCAGGTGCTTTGTATCTTCGTTCACCAGCGAAAAAAACATTGGGAAAATTGCTGTGGAGTGTGATTGTGAGCCTTGGAAGTACAAGGCAGAAAAAACGGTTATCACGCAGACCGTCAGCGGCGAAAGCACCCTTTTCCTGCCCAATCTCCGAAAGCGTGTTGTGCCGGAAGTGCTAATTGAAGCTGACAGCGCCCTGCATATCGTCTATAACACATACAACGTGTGGGATTTGGGCGGTGGAATCTACACATTGCCGGAACTGGAACTGAAGGCCGGGGAAAACACTGTTTCCGTCACAGGTACAGGAAACATCACGTTTTCCTATCAGGAAGCAGCTTTGTAAGGGGGTACTTCTGTGTATCGTGTATATTGTGACGGCCTGACGCTGTATAACAGCAGCTTGGGAAGCCTGAAAATCTTCAGCCCTTCCGTTGAATTGGAGCTGAACAAGACCGGCAGCTTCTTATTCACACTTTATCCCGATCATCCACAGTACAACGCTATAAAAAAGCTGCGGTCGATCATCACGGTCTACCAAGACGATTATCTGATTTTCCGTGGTCGTGTGCTGGATGATGAAATTTGGTTTTACAACGAAAAGCGTGTCATCTGCGAAGGTGAGCTTGCTTTCCTTCTGGACAGCGTACAAAGACCATACGACTATTCCGGGACGATTTCCGGTTTCTTAAACCTGCTGATTGATAACCACAATGCGCAAGTGGAGGAAGCAAAATGGTTCACTGTCGGAAATGTCACGGTCACTGACCCGAATGATTATATCGTCCGGTCAAACATCGACTATGTTGATACTTGGACAGAGCTGCAAAAGAAGCTGATTGACCTGCTGGGCGGCTATATCGTCATCCGGCATGAAGGCTATATCAACTACATTGATTATCTGCAAGACTTCACGCTGCTTTCTCCGCAGAAGATCACATTCGGAAAGAATCTGCTTGACCTGAAGCGGACCAGGAAGGGCGCGGACATTGCAACGGCTCTGATCCCGCTGGGGGCGAAGCTGAAGGACGATGAAGGCAAGGACGCAGACAACCGCCTGACAATCGCTTCCGTCAATGACGGCCTTGATTACATCGTTGACGAAGAAGCCGCTGACAGGTACGGCCTTATCTTCGCAACGCATACATGGGATGACGTAACGGAAGCGGCAAACCTACTGACAAAGGGCAACGCATATTTGGACGGTCTTGTCAACCAGCCTGAAACCATCGAACTGACGGCGGCTGACCTGGCCACCGTGAATGCTTCCTTCAGCAGCTTCCACCTTGGAACCTATGTCAAGGTGGAAAGCACGCCCCACGGAATAGATCAGAATTTCCTTGTTTCAAAGCTGTCTTTGAAGCTGCTGGAGCCGGGAGCAAACAAGCTGACGCTTGGCGGGGTGTTTTTGGGCATTTCCGGGGCACTGGCAGGCATTTCCGGGGCGCAGGGTGAAATTATACTGCAAATAGAAAATGCGTCCAAAACGGCTTCTACGACCATTTACAACGTGGAACAGAATTTGCTTGCGTCTTTGCAGGTATCAGAGGAAAACATCAAATCCGTTGTCGCTGAAAACTACTACCTGAAAGATCAGACGGACGCGCTTGTTTCCTCTGTCAGCACAGAGATTGAGCAGACGAAGGAAAGCGTGGAAATCCAGTTCAACCAATTTAACGCCGACATTGAAGCGGTGGCGGCTGGAACGGACGCAGAGTTTGAAGAAATCCGCAAATACATTCGGTTTGTAGACGGCTCCATTCTGCTGGGACAAGTCGGGAATGAACTGGAATTGAAAATCAGCAATGACCGCATATCCTTCCTTCAGGACGCTGTTGAAGTGGCTTATTTCTCCGACAATAAGCTGTATGTGACAGACGGCCATTTTCTCCATTCCCTTCAGCTTGGAAACTTTGCTTTCATTCCGAGGGCAAATAACAATTTGAGTTTCAAGAAGGTGGGTGGTTGATATGGCGAAAACTGGAACGATTACAAAGGCAATTCGGACAGGCTATCAAATGAAAATCGTTTGGACAGTTGGCAGTCAGTCCGTGGCAAACAACACATCCAGCGTCACGGTTAAGGTGCAGCTTGTCTCAACCGGCACAAGCTATACCATCAACAGCAGCACAAGCAAAAGCGGCAGTCTGACCATCAACGGGACGAAATACACATTTTCATTTTCTGCGGCGCTGTCCGGCAATCAGACGAAAACGCTATTCACAAAAACCGTTACCGTAGCACATAACGCAGACGGAAGCAAGGCTTGTGCTTTTGCGTCTACCATCGGGATCAAGGTCACGCTGGGCGGCACATACTATGGCGATGTTACGGCAACCGGCAGCGGCACATTTGACACGATCCCACGGGCCACCACGCCCACACTGTCAGCAAGCAGTGTCAACATGGGATCGAGTATCACAATCAATATGCCGAGGGCGGCAAGCGCCTTCACGCACACGCTGACGTATAAGTTCGGCAACGCAACCGGCACGATTGGCAGCGGCCTTGGTACAAGCAAGGCTTGGGATGTTCCGCTTTCCCTTGCAAGTCAGATTCCGTCCGGCACATCCGGCACTTGCACCGTTACCTGTAAGACCTACAACGGCAGTACGCTGATAGGCACAAAGACGGTTTCATTCAAGGCCAGCGTCCCGGCTGCTGTTGTACCTACCATTTCAGCCGTTTCCATGACGGAAACGGTTTCCGGCCTTGCCGCGAATTTTGGCGCATTTGTGCAGGGAAAATCGAAGGTCAAGATCGGCATTGTGGCGGCTGGGGCTTACGGCTCCACCATCAAGGCGTACAAGACCACCGTGGACGGAAAGACTTATTCCGGGGCAGCTCCCATCACCGGCACACTGTCCAGCGGAACAAAGGCCGTGACAGTCACCGTCACAGACAGCAGAGGACGCACAGCCAAGACAACCAAAACGCTGACGGTCATTGCCTACGCCGCGCCGGTCATCCGTGGCGTATCTGCTGTGCGATGTTTGGCAGACGGTACGGAAAACTATGACGGTACGCACGGTAAAATTGGCTTTGGCTTCAATATCTCCCCTGTTTCAAACCAAAACACAAGCAAATATGTTTTGGAATACAAAGCAAGGGCATCAAGCACATGGATAAAGCTGAAAGAGGGCACAGGGTACACCCTGTCAACCACGCTGATAACCGCCGCCGACTTGAATGTTGATTCTGCCTATGATGTCAGGCTGTCGGTGACAGATTATTTTACCACGATCAGAAAAACCGTGGAGATACCCACGGCGTTCACACTCCTTGACTTCAATTCTTCCGGGCGCGGCCTTGCCTTTGGCAAGGTGTCAGAGCTTACGGAAGGCATTGAATTTGGCCTTCCGGTCATCTTCCGCAACGGGTATTCAATAACAGAAAATCCCGGATGGATAACGGCAAATCTCACAAGCGACTTTGAAACATACGCCGCAAACGCCGGAAACACATTGCGATATAGGAAGGTCGGCGGCGTTGTCTATTTGAAGGGCGTTGTCACGCCGAAGGCAACCTTGACGGGCGGCACGGACAATGTGACCATCACAACACTGCCGGAGGGGTACAGGCCGGAAATACAGGGCAATTTCATTTGTCAGGGCAGCGGAACGGCAATCTGGCTTTGCACCGTTACTGCTGCGGGGCTTGTGCGTTTTGCCCGGTATAGAAACGGCTCTGCATGGGCTGACGCTCCAAACAACACATGGCTACCAATCGACATTTCATTCATCGTCTAACGCAAAGGGGAAGGCCGAAGCCTTCCCCTTCTTTTTTTTATTCCTTAATTTTGAGTATGTAACTTCTACCCGATTTTGTTCGTTCTATCTTGCCCGTTCTGGCCGATTCTCGCAGGAAAGCGGAAACTTCATCTTTTATCAACGGATCAAATGTTTTCAGGAACTCGCTTTGAATAATACCGTTACATTCACGTAATTTAGCCATTACGTCATATTCAAGAGTTGAAAGTAAATTTTCATGCTTAATAAGAGATAGGGCATCAGCTTTCAATCTTCTATAGTCCTTTACTTCTTCATTGTAACTCACTGATTCTAAAAAGTTTTCGCAAAACCACTTGTAATGGCACTCACCTGCTTCTTTGCATTCCTCGCCAACACTGGCTATTGTGGCAAAATAATCTCTGTATGCATCAAGTTTGTCTTGTGTCAGGACAGCATTTCTCACCGCTTTCCACTTATCAGCTATTTTCCTGCCCTTCTCGCCTGTAAAATCTTGATAATAGACAAGCCAACCAAATGGGAGTTCACCATCTGGTGTTAAGTGCCGCAAATCTTCTCCCAAAGTATTGTGGAAGTTATCTTTTGGCTTTGAAATAAGGCCGTTATCTGAAAGAATTTTTTCGATTGCGCCAAAATCTTCTGCTTGTTTCAGTTCATTCAAAACAGTTTCTTTACGCTTCCTCTTGAAAACACCAAACAATCCCATAACAGCACCACCTTAAACACGCTTCATTCTTTTCCCGTGATACTTCGGAATTACATCACGGTAAAAAACATCAACCGCAACCCGCGCTTCCTCAAAGTTTGGGAAAAGGTATGCGTCATCGCCAAGGATGATTTTCCAGCCCTTATTTTCCACAAGCTCAATTTTGAATCCCTTGTAGGTGGTTTCCTTGACTTCAACAATCATACGGTGTTTCCCCCTTTATAGTATTGTCACTTGAAATCTGGCAATATTCTACAACGCGTCAGCGCAGAAAACAAGCCCCCCAAAATAAAAAGGGAAAGGCAAATTGCCCTTCCCCTGATTTTAGTTATTCAGCTTTTCATTCATCTGTTCTTGTGTTATAATCCCCAAGCAGTACAGTTCGAGCAGCGCTTCAACATACACCGCTTTTCTTTCCTTGTATTCCTCCGCAGTTATCATATTGGCAACCAACAGCGTTTCAAGCAATCCTAATGTATTCATTCCGTTCTTCCTTTCCGTTGATATATAAGGCTTTTCCCGGTTTGGTTTAACTATATCCATCAGTCATGCGCGGTTGAATCCGCGCATTGATGATGGAAATGGTAGGTACAAAAATCACACCCTTAATTTAACATCAAGCACGATCTCCGGCGAAGTCCAGTTCCCCCCGGTGTTTAGAGGTGACTTGTTGCGAGTGCGCTTCTGTTCCTTGTCGTAGTAACGCACTTGTTTACTGCGTATTCTCTGCGGTGCATCCCTATGATATTCAATGCGTTCGATACAGGCTTTCAGGAGCCTGTTTTTTGTTGCTGCGTCCACGTCTGGATTATGCAGAGCGTTGAGCGCTTCGGTAAATTGCGCTATCTTTTCTTCGTAATCGACAGGTTCAGGCATGGATTCGTAAGCCTTGCAAAGCGCCTGTCTGACTTCTTCCTTCTCCTTCAATAGCTTTTCATTGAGCTTCTGGAAGATGTGCGGCGGCATCCGCTTTGCCGGATCAGGATCGGCTTGCGCTTCCCATTGAGCCAGTTCCTTTGCTTCAAGCTCTTTTTGCTTGGCTTCCAGATTGTTGATAAGCCGCATATGCAGCTTGACTGAATCGCCCTCATTGTTTTTCAATCTGACTTGAAAATCCCTGATACAATCGGCAAGAATCGCGCTCACACGTTCTTCCATTTCTGTATAAAGGCAAGAACCGGTTTTGCAGTATGTTTGTCCATCGCACAGTAGGCGCGGGGCTGCATCTCGGTTTTTATATATCCGCAGCGACATTGCGCGGCCACATTTACACCAAATCAGGCCAGCAAACGGGTTTCTGACTTTCGTGTTCGGCTTTTGCCGGGTGTTTTTCCCTTTCTTCGCTTGTGCAGCGTTGAAAAGTTCTTCTGGGACAATGGCTTCGTGCTTTCCGTCATAAATCAGATATTCGCCCACTTTTGCAACCGGCCTTGTTTTCTTGAACTCCCCTTCTTCAACTATGGTCAGAGTTTTTCTGTGATTCCATTTGACCTTTCCGATGTAGTGAATGTTTTCCAGCATTTTTGTCATTGCTGCCGCAGACCAATGTTCACCTTTCGGCGGCTTAATTCCCATTGCATCAAATTTTTTGCAGATATTTGTGCATCCCATGTCTTTATTGACATACAAATCAAACATCATGCGCACAACGTCTGCTTCTTCTTTATTCGGAACGAGGATAGGACACTTCCGCTTCCCTTCTGTGACAAAGGTTTTGTCATAACCGTATGGCGCAGTATTTCCGACAAAATTTCCTTGGCTGACGGACAGCAGACGGCCACGGTTCAAAATCTTCTTCGTGTATTCAAGGTAGTCGTTTCCGCGCTTCAGTTCGCGTTCAAAAGCGTCCCAGTCATATTCATCCCGTAGGTCATAAATGCGCTGTGGCGTGATGACAAGCGTGTTGGTGTGCTTCAGCAGCTTCATCAAGCGGCCTATATCCTCCAGGTCACCACGGGTCAGACGCTGCGGTTCTACCACGGCAACGGCCTTGTATCGCGGCGATTCGATAAGGCGCAGAACGCGGTTGATCTCCGGGCGTTCGGCTATGGTTTCGCCGGACACGACTTCCCTGTATTTGTTTTCTTCAGGCACAACAGCGCCGAGGTGCTTTTCAGCCCATTCGTCAAGCATGGCTTCATGTTTCGACAGGACTTCTTCAACAGTCAGCAGCGGATCATCTGACCTGGACTTTCTCAAATAGTCAATGACTTCTTCTGGCTTGAAATCTATCTTTGGTTGATAATACAAAAAATCAACTTCTTTCTGATGTTATTGTTCGATTATATTAAACTGTCTTTCTATTTATCCTCTTTTCTTCTGCTCTTTGCAATATAGTATAGAAACCCAAAGACGGCGGCACCAATGAGAATGCACAGCGCACACCCAATGACGGGGAATCTGCTTGCAACAAAAAGGCCGTGCTCCCTATCGCTGATGTCCAGCGCGATATATCCGCACAGGGCAACGGAAAGGAATATGCACAGGCCAGCCAGCCCATAAATAACGGGCTTTCGCTCCCTGATTCCGGCTTGAAGCATCCCGCACTTGTCGTTCAAGTGCTTTATCTGCTGTTCGGCGCTGTTTAGCTTGGCCTGAAGGTCTGCGTTCTCCCCCGCTTCCCGCTCACACTGCGGATCTGTGTAAAACAGACCATCCATGGAAAGATGGAGATACTTGCACAGGGCGGCGATATAAAACACGCTGGGGCTTGCCAGCGCCCCGGACAGAAACTTTGCAACGGTAGACCGGGGAACGCCTGTGTGCTCCACAATCTCACGGTGCGTCCTATGCTGCGCTATTGCAGCTGCTTTGATGTTCTTGTACAGATTGTCGCATTGTGGCTGAATTTGTTGAATAATAGTCTGCTTTTCCATAAAAATCTCCCGTTATCCTTTCCTTACATCGTTTAATTCGTCTGTAACATAGATTATCCCGGTTTGAGTGTTTACTTTTTATGAAAATTCGCTCTATTATGTAACCATAGCAGGTGAGGGGCTGCAACTCACAAGCTGCTACACGCCCGGTCATTCGGTGGCACGGTGGCCGGGCAACCTTTTCCAAAAATGGCATTTGTTTCTGGTTTCAAATTTTGTTTCAATTTCGTAAAATTAACCCGAAGAACATTAGTTCCCCTCTAATGAAAGGATGTCTAAAATGGATAAGTCAACATACATACACGAAATTGTCAAACTATTGGAAAGATGCAATGATGTCGAACTATTAGACCTTATTTATCAAATCATGCTCAAAGCATCCACAGGCATTTAATCCAGAAAAGCATTCAGGCTTTTCCGCTTTTCGGAATCCATCTTACTGATTTTAAGTACAATAGATAGAAACTCTTCATCGCTGCGTAATTTTAGAACGATGTCAGAAATGGCATCGTTATTTTTTTGCGCCTTTGTCCTTTCCATTGGAACATCATAGCCAAGCAACCATGATTCAGCTACATCAAGACACTTTGCGATTTTGTATAGGCGATCTGACTTTGGTTCAACTTTGCCAGACAAATACATAGACATTGAAGATTTTGGAATGCCTGTCTTTTCGCAGATGTCAACAGCCTTCATATTCCTTATATCCATTGCATTTTGAATCCGGCTGTATATCGGAACTCTCATAATATCACTCCCTTTCCAAAACATACTATATCACCGAAAGTTCAACTTTGCAATATGCAAGTTTAATTTTTTTGAACTTAGGTATTGACAAATAAAATTATAGCAGTATAATAATGGCAGAGTTCAAAAAGTTGAACAACGCATCGAACATATTTTTTTGCAAAAGAAGTTCAAAAAGTTGAACACAGCCGACAGGCAGGAGGAAATTGAAATGAAGCTTTTTGATTATGAAACCAGAGACGGACGGATCGACAATGACAAACTCCGCAGCCTTTGTATCAAACACGATTGGTTCACCTGCGGAACAAATAGCCAATACAGCAAGCTGTTTGAAATGAACGAACAGGGCGCTGGTATTGAGCAGATTGCAACTGTGATCTGGCTGTGCAGTGATAGCGACATCCCGGAAAACTGCCGCCGTGATATTATCCTTGCGCTGCATGAAGCCGGTTTCACCGAGCGACAGGACAAGAGCGAAGCGGAACATCTGATGGACTGGCTTGAAATTTGATGGTGTGCCGAATGAACTGTCACGGTTGTAAGTGGCTGGATGAAGTAAAAAGCCAGCCCGAAGGAAGCGGCTACTGCTGCGTGGTGGTGAGAAGCAAAACGCAGTCCGATAAAGTACGGCGGCCAGACATGGAACGCTGTGAATTATACAAAGCTGGTGACTGGAAAACACGCTGGCAAACAGAAAAAGCCGAAACGGTCTGAAAAGGCCGTCTGCCGGGGATGACCGCCCGGCACTGATGATGGCAGGTCAACAGCGACAACATGAGCGTTCCCGCTTTATGGCTCTGGGTATTGGGTATCAATCCCCATGTAAAAGTTACGACCACCCGGAAATTGCTTGTTAGGAACTTGGCTGTTCTTCCTGTCAGGGTCAATACATAAGAAAGGAATGATGTAAATGAGCTATGCAAAGCTGCGCGGTAAAATCCGCGAGGTGTACGGGACGCAGGAAGCCTTCGCTGAAGCAATCGGGCTTTCTAAGGCTGGGCTTTCCATGAGACTGAATAACAAGATCAAGTGGACTGCCGATGAAATCGAAAAAACCAAGAACGCACTTGGCTTTGAAGCGGCAGAAATCGGCGAATATTTTTTTACACGAGAAGTTTAACTTTTTGAACTTAGCAGAAGGAGGTAACACCGATGTCAAGGAAAATCACGCCGGAAGAACTGGTTGACGCAGAGATTGAGCGCCTGAAGAAAACGGACGCTGTGAAGCTGGCGCAGAAGGAGCAGCGGCTTTTGTACCGCAAGCGGAAATACCTTGCTGATCTGCGCTGGTTGGAAAAGCGCGGCAAGGCGCTGATGGCCGAGGGCTGGACGCTGGACACGCTGGAGCTGCTGTTCAGGGACATCCCGGAGGAATAACCAGCATTCGGACAACCAATGACCGAATAGGTTAAATCATAACAGAAAGGGAGTGTTTTTGTGAAAAGTCAAAGTCAGGATGTCTATGGTGAACCGATGGTTTTCAAGTTTCCGGGTCTGACGGCGTATGTCTACCAACCAATCCTGACGGACGAAGAAAGAGCAAGGCGCATGAAGCGCATCGAAGCTGCCGCTGCGGCGGTGCTGATTGAACAAGAACAACGAAGGAGAAAAAGAGCCAATGAAGAGAGCAAAAACGAGAGACCAGCGCAATCGGGCTTTTAAGGACGCTTGCCTGACTGCCGTGGTTGTGCTTCTGTGGGCAACTGTGGCCGTGATGATGTTCCGGGCATGGGTTGAACATCCGGCAGAGCAGCCAGTGAGCTATGAACAACACATTGCCCACATCTGGTCATTAGGAGGTGATCCAGATGGGCTGTCCTGATAATTACAGCCAGTGGGAAAATCACGAACGGAAAGCTGAAGCGTGGCTTGCAAAGCGGCCTGTGTGCTATGAGTGCGGCGAACATATCCAAGATGAAGATTGCTGGGAGATGAACGGCGAACTTATCTGCACGGACTGCCTTGAAGCAAATCACAAGAAATGTACGGAGGATTACATAGAATGAAGGTTCTTGAACTTTTCGCCGGGACGCGAAGCATCGGCAAGGCGTTTGAAGCCAACGGTCACGAAGTGTTTTCTGTCGAGTGGGACAAGCACTTTGAAAACATTGACCTGTATGCCGACATCATGACGGTCACGGCTGATGACATCATTCAGCGGTTCGGCAGACCGGATGTTATATGGGCAAGCCCGGACTGCACGACATTCAGCATTGCGGCAATCAGCCATCACAGGCGCAAGAACGCCGTTACCGGCAATCTTGATCCTGTCAGCGATTATGCAAGATTCTGTGATGCGGTCGATCAGCATGTTTTGCAACTTATCAAGGAGCTGCGGCCACGGTTCTACTTCATTGAGAATCCCCGTGGCGGCATGAGGAAGATGACGTGGATGCAGGGGCTTCCCCGTTATACGGTTACATACTGCCAGTATGGTGACACAAGAATGAAGCCAACTGACATCTGGACAAACCATCCTGATCCGCAGTTTAAGCCGATTTGCAAAAACGGTGATCCATGCCACGAAAGAAGCCCAAGAGGGGCAACCATCAGGAAGGCAAAGCAAATGGGTATCATCCTTCCCCGTGGTGGAACAAGTGCGATGAAGAACAGTATGGAAAGGTCAAAGATTCCTCCCGCCCTGTGCCAGCACATTGTAGAAATCTGCGAAAAACCTTATGACATTCTGTTTTAGTGCCACGGTCAGCCCCAAATCTGCTAAATCTTTATATTTTCGAGGGTTTAGCGATGAAAGAGTACAAGAGCTTCTACAAGGAAGTCACCGGCAACGAAGGCGGCAAATGCCGCTACAACAAGCGCCTGGACACCTATGGTTGCGGCTGCGCCCACGATTGTTCTTACTGCTATGCAAAGTCGCTGTTGAGCTTCCGGGGCTTGTGGGACGCTGTGGAGCCGTCTGTTGCAAGCCTGGCAAGGATCGAGCGCAAGATTGCGAAGCTGGAACCGGGAACCATCGTCCGGCTTGGTGGGATGACAGATTGCTTCCAGCCGATGGAGCGCCTGGAGCGGATCACCAAAGGCACAATCGAGCTGCTGAACAAGTACGGCATCGGCTACCTAATCGTTACGAAGTCTGACCTGGTGTGTGAATACATGAGCATTCTTGACAAGCGGCTTGCACACATTCAGATCAGCACGACATGGATTCCGGCAGAAAAGGCCGTTTCCACAGAACGCAGAATCAAGGCCATTGAAACGCTGTATGCTGCCGGGTTTGATGTGGCTGTCAGACTGTCCCCTTTCCTTCCGCAGTTCGTGGACTTTGACCGGCTGAACAGAATCAAGTGTAACAAGATCATCGTGGAGTTTCTGCGGGTGAACCACTGGATCAAGAAATGGTTGCCGCTTGACTATTCGGACTACACCGTTAAGCAATCCGGCTATCAGCACTTGCCGCTGGAAAAGAAAATCGAGTACCTGTCAAAAGTCACCGGCTTTGATGAGGTGTCCGTCTGTGAGGATGTATCTGAACATTACGAATATTGGAAAGAAGCGGTAAATCACAACAAGGGTGATTGCTGCAATTTACGGAAGGAGTGATTGAGTGAGCATCACAAAAGTAAAAACGGCCAGCCATGAGGAATGGAAGGAGCTGCGAAGCCATTACATAGGTGGCAGCGATGCGGCGGCGGTTGTCGGCTTGAATGCCTTTTCTTCCCCCTATGCGCTGTGGGCAGAAAAAACGGGAAAAGTCCCCGGATTTTCCGGGAATCTTGCAACGGAAGTCGGTACATACCTTGAAGAATTCGTTGCACAGAAGTTCGCCGCCGAAACCGGAAAGAAGGTTAGAAGGAGCAATCAGAGTTTCTTCAACAGTGATTACCCGTGGGCGATTGCGAATATTGACCGGGAGATCATCGGCGAGGATGCCGGGCTTGAAATCAAAACCACTTCCGAACTGAATATGAAGAAGTTCGGGGGTGGCGAGTACCCGGCAAATTACTACTGCCAGTGTGTTCATTACCTTGCAATGACCGGGAAACAGCGGTGGTATCTTGCCGTCCTGATCGGCAACCGGGATTTCAGGTGGTTCACCATTGAGCGAGACGAAGCCGAGATTGCCGCCCTAATGGCCGCAGAAGCGGACTTTTGGGAGATGGTGAAGAATAACACCCCTCCCGTTGCGGATGGCTCACAGGCCACCACAGCGGCCATTAAGACCATTTATGCGGAAAGCAACGAGGACACCGTTGACCTGACGCTGGAAAACACGGCGCTTGCGCAGTACATAGCACTTGGCAAGCAGATTGCAGAGCTGGAAGCCATGCGGGACGAAGCCGCAAACAAGATCAAGTCCTTCATGGGCGATGCTGGCGGCGGCGAGTGTGACGGTTTCCGGGTTTCGTGGAAGTCCAGCACACGGCGCACATTTGACAGCAAGCGGTTTGCGAAGGAAAATCCTGGTCTTGACCTGGCCGGATATTACAAAGAAACATCCACCCGCACATTCCGGGTGACAGAACTGAAAGGAGAATGACAATTATGGCAAACATCATCCAAAAGCAGCAGAACGAAATGAAGGCCCCGGAGAGAAAGACCATGCAGCAGTACATCAAGAGCATGGAAGGCGAGATTGCAAAGGCCCTGCCATCCGTCATCACGCCGGAGCGGTTCACCAGGATCGTGCTTTCGGCAATCTCCGTCAATCCGAAGCTTGGGAGCTGTACCCCGGCCAGCTTCCTGGGCGCAATGATGACCAGCGCACAGCTTGGCCTTGAAGTTAACACGCCGCTTGGACAGGCCTATGTCCTGCCCTACAACAACAAGGGGACACTGGAAGCGCAGTTCCAGCTTGGCTACAAGGGCCTTATTGATTTGGCTTACCGTTCCGGCGAAGTGGAAGTCATTCAGGCCCATGTTGTCTACGCCAACGATGAATTCACCTGCGAATATGGCCTTGAACCGAAGCTGACGCACAAACCGGCTGACACGAACCGGGGCGAGCCTATCAAGGTTTATGCCGTATTCAAGACGAAAAGCGGCGGTTATGGCTTTGAAGTCATGAGCATGGAAGATGTGCGGAAACACGCTGAGAAATACAGCAAGGCCTACGTCAGCAGCTATTCCCCGTGGAAAACCAACTTTGAGGAAATGGCGAAAAAGACCGTTCTGAAGCGTGTCCTGAAATATGCACCGCTGAAGTCCGATTTCGTCAAGGCGGCGGTACAGGATGAAGTTATCAAGCACGAAATTTCCGATGATATGTATTCCGTGCCGAATGAAACCGTCTTTGATGCCGAATTCTCCGAGGTTGACGAAGCCACCGGCGAAGTTGTAAGCAAGGGGGAATAACAGATGAACAAGGTTGTGCTGATTGGCCGCTTGACGGCTGATCCCGACATCCGGCGCACGCAGTCCGGCAAGTGCGTTGCTTCCTATCGCTTGGCGGTGGACAGGCCTTTCAAGTCTGACGGCCAGCCGGAAGCGGATTTCATCAACTGCGTTGCTTGGGGCAAAAACGGCGAGTTTTGCCAAAGATACCTTCACAAAGGCATGAAGATTGCCCTTGAAGGCCGTATTCAGACCAGAACCTATGACGACAAGGACGGCAAAAAAGTCTATGTGACCGAAGTCATTGTGGAACACCACGAATTCTGCGAAAGCAAGCGGTCTGCCGATTCCGGCGGCTATGCGGAACCGGCGCAAGGCTTCACAGAGATTGACGAAGATGACGGCGATCTGCCGTTCTGAAAGGATGTAAAACATGAATAAGACTAAGACCAATCATCAGACCGGCTATCATAAGCCCGTTGTCAATCCCACTACCAACTATCAGAAGGACAGCCACAAGGAGTTCTGTAAGCGCTGCTTGGAGCGATACCACGGCGGCATTTGCCATATGACGCACAGCAAGAATCCTTCCGGTCGGTGTGATCTCTGATGGGGTACAGCCAAAAATCCAAGTACGGAAGTCGCAAAGTCACAGTTGACGGCGTTACATACGATTCCGTGAAGGAATACAGGCGGTTCAAGGAATTGTCCCTGCTTGAAAGGGCGGGGACAATTCAGAACCTACAAAGGCAAGTGAAGTATGTCCTTATTCCGGCGCAACGTGAATACTGCGATGATATATATACAAGAGGGCGCAATAAAGGCTGCTTTAAGCCCGGAAAACTGATTGAAAGAGAGTGCAGCTACATAGCCGACTTTGTATACATCCAAAACGGGGAAATCGTTGTAGAGGACACAAAGGGCTTCAGGACAAAGGACTACATCATCAAAAGGAAACTGATGCTGTGGAATTACGGCATCCAGATCAAAGAGGTTTGAAACATGGAGAAAATCAGAATTCGCTATCTGCGAGATATCAACAAAATCGAACGATTCAACACCGGGGATTGGATTGATCTTCGTGCGGCTGAAGATGTCAGCATGGTCGGAGGACAATTCAAGCTGATTCCGATGGGCGTTGCCATGGAACTGCCGGAAGGCTATGAAGCGCTGGTTGCGCCCAGAAGCAGCACATTCAAGAATCTTGGAATTCTGCTTGCGAACAGTATCGGAATCATTGATGAATCCTACCGTGGAGACAATGACGAATGGCACTTCCCGGCCTATGCTGTCAAAGACACCTTCATTCACAAGAACGAACGGATTTGCCAGTTCCGTATCATCAAGCATCAGCCCATGATCCACCTGATGGAAGTTGATTATCTTGGCAACGATGACCGGTGCGGAATCGGTTCCACGGGAAGGATGTGATTAGTATGCAGAAAAATCCAGTGAAAGCAATCCGTGAATTTTGCCTTGATTGCTGCGGAGATTCTTCAAGCGCAGTGAAGGAATGCACTTCCACCAGCTGTGCGTTGCATCCATTCAGATTCGGGAGAAATCCTTACCGCACAAAGCGTGAAATGACTGATGAACAGAAAGAAGCCGCAAAGATTAGGCTTGCCGAAGCAAGAGCCAAACGAAAGGATGTGGTCTGATGGCTAATGTTTCCAATGATGTTGTAAATCATCCCAAACACTACGAAACAGGGAAATTTGAATGTATTGATGTCATGACTGAAGCGATTGGCCTTGAAGATACAAAGGGCTTCTGTCTGTGCAACGCTTTCAAATACATATACCGTTGCTGCAAGAAAAACAAAACGCCTGTAGAGGATGTTAAAAAGGCCATTTGGTATCTGAACAAATTCCTTGAATTGGAGGGCGAACCAAATGACGCAGTGTGAGCTTATCCAGCGACACCTTGAAGATTACGGCAGCATCACAAGCCTTGAAGCGATGCAGGAATACGGGATCATGCGCCTTGCTTCCCGAATTGCCGATCTGAAGCAGATGGGTGTACCCATCAGAAAAGAGATGGTCAGCGGAAAGAACCGATACGGTGAGCGGACAAGCTACGCTAAGTATTCTTTGGGTGGTGGTAAAGCATGATGAACAAAGCGCTTGTTGCTGTCGGCCAGAAGGTGCAGTTCGATCCTTGGGACGGTATCAGCGGGACTGGCGTGAAGGAATTCCGCAAAGTTGTTACAGGAACGGTTATTGCCGTATATCCCGAACACAAATGGTTTTCCGTTGTGTATGGCGTACATAAGCTGCGGACTTCGTTCAAGTTTTGCGATATCGGGGACGGGGTGAAAGTCCTTGGCTGATGTTAAGTGGATCAAAATCACAACGGATATGTTTGACAATCGCAAAATCAAGCACCTACGGCGATTGCCGGACGGAAACAACATCGTCCTGATTTGGGTGATGCTCTTAACAATTGCCGGTAGATGCAATTCAGGCGGTATGATCTTCCTGACGGAAAACATCCCTTACACGCCGAAAATGCTTGCTGATGAACTGGATTTTGAAGAAAACACCGTTCGGCTTGCGCTGGAAGCACTTGAACAGCTTGGAATGGTGGTGACAGACAACGGTTTCTTTTCCATCGCCGGTTGGGAAGAACATCAGAACATTGAAGGCATGGAAAGAATCCGTGAACAGACAAGAAAAAGAGTTGCAAAACACCGTGAAAAACAAAAACTTCTTCAAGGTAGCGTTACAGTAACGCAATGTAACGCAACAGATATAGAAGAAGAAAGAGAAGAAGAAATAGAAAGAGAAAAGATAGATTATAAGGGAATCGTGAACACCTTTAATTCTGTCTGTGTATCTTTTCCTTCTGTCAAAGTCATATCTGATGCACGGAAGAAGGCCATTAAAGCCCGTCTGAAAAACTATTCCATTGAGGACTTCGGAACGCTGTTTGAAAAAGCGGAAGCGTCATCTTTCCTGAAGGGCAAAAACAGCAGTAATTGGTCAGCTACGTTTGACTGGCTTATCAAGGATGCCAACATGGCGAAAGTCCTTGATGGAAATTATGACGATAAGAAAGGAGCTGGTGGCGGTGGAACGGATTCAGGAGATCATGAAAAAGTATATGGGGAATACTTTTGAGCCATACAGTCAAGAGGAAATGGAGAAATTCAAGGCAGATAGCTTCAACGAATCGGAAGGTAGCCTGAATGAAAGTGACGGGTATAATTGCACCGTCTGCAAGAACAAGGGAATAATCCTCCGAGCAGCACAGACCAGCAATGGGAGCTGGACAACCATTTCACGGGACTGTAAGTGCATGGCCGTAAGAAGTACTATCAGACGCATGGAGCGCAGCGGCCTGAAGAACATCATCCGGGACTACACCTTTGGCAAATTTGAAGCTGCTGACGATTGGCAGAAGGTCATCAAGGATGCTGCTGTTGCCTATGCAAAGAATCCCGAAGGCTGGTTTTTCATCGGCGGTCAGAGTGGATCAGGCAAAACACATATCTGCACCGCTATCTGTCGGGAATTACTTATGGACGGGAAATCTGTCAAGTATATGCTGTGGCGTGATGATGTTGTGAAGTTGAAGAACGCCGTCATGGATTATGAGGAATATAGCAGGTTGATCCAGCCGTACAAGGACATTGACGTGCTGTATATTGATGACCTGTTCAAGACCGGGAAGGCTGCTGACGGGCAGAAGCAGATTCCCACTGCGGCAGATGTGAACGCAGCCTTTGAAATCCTGAATTTCAGGTACAACAATCCGAAGCTCATCACCATCATTTCAAGCGAATGTACTATCAACGACATTCTTGGCATTGATGAAGCTGTCGGAGGAAGAATCTTTGAACGTGCGAAACGCTCTTTTAGCATCAAGAAAGACGCAGCCAAAAATTACAGGCTGAAGGGCGTAACGGAACTGTGAAAGGCGGTGACAACCAATGGCAAAGCAACACCTATCCAGAGATCAGCGGCTGATAATGAAGGGCAAGCTGCTTGGTACACAGGAAAACATGGATATGATTGGCATGGTGCTTATGGACAAGTTCGGGTGGCACGTCCACGAAGAAACAGAGGACAAGCACGACACAATGAGCCTTGCATATCTGTTTGAGTGCCTTAAAGAGCTTGCAGACGCAATCAACAACGGCTATGTGCGCCGCAAGCATATTCGGGATACGTTAGCGGAGGAATACAAGGTTTCCTATCACGGGGGTGAAGATAATGGCTGACAGAACGGCTATTGTGGAAGCGCTGGACGCAATCGAAGATGGCATGAGCCGCATCGCAGAAACAAGAGACATCTGGCAGCATAAGCTTCTGTACGCTCTGTGTCAGGGTGTGCGGCTGTTGCTTCTGGACGAGTTGAAGGAGGTGCGCAAGCGTGGCTGAACTGAAACCGTGCCCGTTCTGCGGATGCGACATGAAAATCGAAGCTGCAACGATTGATTATATCGAAACCGCTTTGCTCGTCGGGAATCCTCAGCATAAGGATGGATGCATGATGGGCGCAATGGCGCCGCCGAAAAGCAAAGACGTTGACAAGCTGGTTGAATTTTGGAATCGGAGGGCTGACAATGGACGAACGGACAAGAGAAAAAGTGAGCGAAGTAATGTGCGATTTCTTGAATGCTATTATTTGCATTGCTGACGAGGGGGATTATGATAGAGACTCTTTCGTAACGGCAATTGCACATATGTTCGTTACGATGGTAAACATCAGCACCTTCGAAAATTTCAAGACCGACGGAGGTGACTGCGATGTCGATGGAAGCTGAGAAAGACAATTCTGCAAAGCGATACCTTCAACAAATCATGCGGCTTGATACGAAAATCAACCGGGATATTGAGGAGCTGCACCGTCTGAAAGCGATGGCCACGAAGATCACGCCAACGCTGAAGCAGGATGTTGTTTCTGGCGGTGGTACGCAGGACAAGCTTGCTGAAGCTATGTCAAAAATCATCGACTTTGAAGAGGAGATCAAACGGGAGATTGATTGCTTCGTTGATGCGAGGAAGGCCGTGACAGCGACAATAGACAAGGTGGAGGATGCGCGGCTACATACTGTTTTGAATATGCGCTATGTGCAGTTCAAAACATGGGAGCAGATAGCGTGTTACATGGGCCGTTCCTATCAATGGGTATGCAAACTCCACGGGACAGCTTTGCAGGTGGTTGAAAAAATCATCGAAAATTCCGGAGAAAATGACGTTAGTTGATAGAAGTTTATGGTTGAAGTGTGATATTGTTATAATAGAAAATTTATAGCTTCCGAGGAAGCGGGACGTGGGTGCTATTTCTCCTACCACGTTCCGCTTCTTTGTTATATCCAGAAAGAAGGCGAGATTGTGGCTGATAAGAAGCTGACGGCAAAACAACAGCGCTTTTGTGACGAATATCTGATTGATCTGAATGCTACACAGGCCGCAATCAGAGCCGGGTACAGCAAAAAGACAGCTGGTGTAATTGCAACAGAAAACCTACAAAAACCTAATATCCGTGATTACATCGACAAACGGATGAAGGAGAAAGAAGCGGCGCTTGTTGCTGACCAAGATGAAGTCATGAGATACCTTTCAGCGGTAATGCGAAGGGAAATGACGGAATCTGTTGTTGTCACGCTATCCAAAGAAGAAACAAAATATGTTCCTGATTCAAACGGAACAATGCGAAAGCAGACAAAAAAAGAAGAAATACCGCAGGTTGTTGAAATTCCGGCGCGGCTATCTGATGCAAATAAAGCCGCTGAACTGCTTGGTAAGGCGTACGGAATTTACACCGATAAAGTTGAAGCGGAAGTTGACATGGAGCTGAATATCACGGTTGACTATGGCGATGAAGATGAAAATTAACGTTTTGGGAACTGAATACACATTGACGGTTTGCGGTGACGAAAAAGAACCACGCCTTGTTGGGTGTGATGGTTTCTGTGACGAAACCACAAAAGAACTGTTCGCTGAATCATACGGCAAAAACAGGGATGATCCAACTTGTAAGGCAAATTTACGAATTCAGACAAACAAGGTAAAACGGCACGAGATTATTCACGCTTTTCTTTTTGAAAGCGGTCTGGCCGAGAACTCCGCATGGGCGCAGAACGAAGAAATGATTGACTTCTTTGCAATCCAGTTTCCGAAGCTGCTTGAAGCTTTTAAGGCGGCTGATGCGCTGTGAACATCAAAGTCCAAGCAAATCCCTGTTTCAAGGATGTTGACCGCAGCACGAAGCGCTATATTGTGATGAAAGGCAGCGCCGGTTCTGGGAAATCTGTTGACACGGCGCAAAACTACATCCTGCGGCTTATGCGTGACAAGGGCAGAAACCTTGTTTGCATCCGCAAATCAGATATTACAAACCGTGACAGCACCTTTGCAGAGCTGACCGGAGCTATTTACCGTATGTTTGGAGATCAAGCGGAACGGTACTGGCAAATCAATATGTCCCCTTTGCAGCTCACCTGCAAGGCCAACGGAAACAAGATCATCTTCAGGGGCATGAACGATGACAAGCAGCGCGAAAAGCTGAAGTCCATCACATTCCAGCGCGGCAAGCTGACTGATGTATGGTGCGAAGAAGCCACGGAGCTGACACAGGCCGATGTGGAAATCATAGATGACCGTTTGCGTGGCGAATTGCCGCCAGGTCAGTTTTATCAAATCAGAATGACCTTCAATCCGGTGAACAAGAATCACTGGATCAAGAAGGTCTTTTTTGATATGCCGGATGACAATGTTCTGACACACCACAGCACATACCTGATGAACCGTTTCATAGATGATGCCTACAAGGCCCGTATGGAGCGCAGAAAGGCTGTTGATCCTGAAGGGTATCAGATATATGGCTTGGGCGAATGGGGCGAAATAGGCGGCTTAATTCTCCATAATTGGGAGGTTAAAGAGGTAAGCCAAAACCTGAACGATTATGATGACATCGCAATTGGTCAGGACTTTGGATTTAACCATGCCAATGCCTTGTTACTGCTGGGCATAAAGGACGATGACATTGCCGTTCTGTCTGAAATCTATGTTTTTGAGAAGGACACGTCAGAGATCATACAGCTTGCAAAGGACATGGATGTCCCCATCAAAAAACAGATGTGGTGTGATTCCGCAGAGCCGGACAGAATCAAGATGTGGCAGAAGGCCGGGTTCCGCGCGAGGGGCGTGGACAAGGGCGGCTCTGCCGGGTCAGTCAAAGCGCAAATTGACTGGCTGAAGCAAAGAAAGATATATGTCCATCCGCATTGCGTGAACACAATCAAGGAGTTGCAGCAATGGAAGTGGAAAAAAGATGATAAGTCGGGTGAATATCTTGATGAACCTGTCCCATTTCAGGATGACGCAATGGCAGCGTTGCGGTACGGTGTGGAGGGCTGGCGCAAAGTCAAGAAGTGGCTGACTTAATCATAAATACAGAGAAAATGAAAGAGAGTGCCACACAATGACAATCAAAGAAATCCTTTACGGCGGCAGCGGTGCGCTGGTGCTTATCATGTCGCTTTTGCAGGTGTCCAAAATCAACATCAATCCTTGGACGGCAATCTTCGGATGGTTTGGAAAGCAGCTCAATCACGAAGTGCTGAAAAAGGTTGCTGATCTTGAAAAGAACATGAAAACCATGCAGACGGACATTGACACGATTCGGGACGAAGGCCGGGAGCGCCACGCCAAGGACTGCCGTGTTAGGATTTTGAGGTTTGCCGATGAAATCTATTTAGGCACAAACCATAGCCAGGAGCATTATAAACAGGTGCTTGGCGACATCACAGCATACGAAAAATACTGTGATGACCACGCAGAATTTGAAAACCAAATCGCCGTGTCGGCAATCAGGCAGATAAAAGAAGCCTATGACCGGCACACACGGCAGCACGATTTTTTACAGTAAGGCGGTGAATCCCTATGCTTACAGTCAGTGAGATTAAGACATTCATGGATAGCGATGCAGCAAGCAACAAGAAGCGGCTTGCAAAGGTGGGATTGCGATACTACGAAGGCAACCACGATATCAACAACTATCGCATTTTCTTCTTCGATGCAGACGGAAAGCTTCAGGAGGACAAGACCAAAAGCAACATCAGGATCAGTCATCCTTTTTTCAAGCTTCTGACGGATCAGCAAGCACAGTATATGCTTTCTGCCAAGGACGGATTCGTGAAATCCGACATCCCGGAGCTTCAGACAGAGCTTGATGCGTATTTCAACGACAATGAATCCTTTGCCGCAGAGCTGTATGAATTGCTTGTAGGCTGCATTTCCAAGGGCTTTGAGTATATGTACGCCTATAAGGGCGAAAATGACAGGACGGCCTTTCAAACGGCTGACAGCATCGGCGTTGTGGAAGTCCGGGAGAAGGAAACGGATGACGGCTGCGCCTATGTGATCTACTGGTACATTGATCGCATCGGCAAGGACAACAAGAAAATCAAGCGCATTCAGGTTTGGGACAAATCCCAGACCGTTTTTTACTGCCAAGAAGATGATGGGCAGATTGAGCTTGACAAGTCCATTGAAATCAATCCAAGGCCGCATATCCTCTACAAAAAGGATGGTGACACAAGCACCTACTATGAGGATTACGGCGTGATTCCGTTTTTCCGGCTGGATAATGGCAAGAAGCAGACCAGCGGCGTGAAGCCCATCAAAGATTTGATTGATGATTATGACCTGATGAACGCCGGTCTTTCCAACAACATTCAGGATACAAACGAAGCACTGTATGTCGTGCGTGGCTTTCAGGGTGATAATCTGGATGAATTGATGGTCAACATCAAGAACAAGAAGCACATCGGCGTTGATGAAGAAGGCGGCGTTGATATCAAGACCGTGGACATCCCGGTTGAAGCACGGAAAACCAAGATGGAAGTGGATGAAAAGAATATCTTCCGCTTCGGCATGGGTGTGAATACGGAAGCCCTGAAGGACACCAGCGCCACCACAAGCATTGCTATCAAGTCCGCTTATGCAAACCTTGACCTGAAGTGTGACGGACTTCTGCCGAGCCTTAAACAGTTCATGCGGAAGCTGCTGAAGCTGGTTCTTCAAGAAATCAATGACACGAAAGGCACTGACTATGAGCAGAAGGACATATATTTCACTTTTGACCGTGAGATCATCACCAATGCACAGGAAAACGCACAGATTGACTTGACAAAGGCACAGGAGCAGCAAGCACGGATGACCACCATCCTGAACGTTTCCACGCAGCTTGGCGATGAATTGACAAAGCAGCTTATCTGCGAAGCGCTTGAACTGGACTATGATGACATCAAGGACAAACTGCCTGCGGCTGAAGATAATCACACAGCGGCAGCACAGGCGGCGCTTGGCGGTGTTGTGCCGGAGGGTGATGTAATGTGAACCGATGGGAAAAAGAAGTCCAGCAGTCCTTGCTTGACAGTGAAGCAGCAGCGCTGAAGGAGCTTGAAAAGCAATATGCAGCGGCGCTGAAAGACATCCGTGAGAAAGTCAAGCTGTTTCAGGCTGACATTGACCTGCTGGATCATGCGCTTTCGCAGGACGGTCTTGACGAAACCACAAGAGCGCTGCTGCAATCGCAGAAGCGGTCAAAGATTTACCAGCAGAATTATCAGAGGGCGCTTCAGGGCCAGGTCAGCGGCATTTTGGACAAGATGCACGGTGACAATTACGGCACCATTGACAAATACCTGAATGGGTGCTATGAAACCGGCTATGTCGGCACAATGTACTCAATCGCCGGTCAAGGCGTTCCGCTGGTTATCCCTGTTGACCAGGCGGCTGCTGTCAAGGCCGTATTGACCGATTCCAAGGTCAGCAACGGCCTTTATAATGCGCTGGGTGTGGATTTGGCAAAGCTGAAGAAATCCATTGCACAGGAAATCAGCCGTGGCATTGCATCGTCCCTATCGTATGCGGATATTGCCCGGAACATCAGCAGCGTATCCAAAGCGCCGTTGTCCAGAGCAAAGACAATCGCCCGGACAGAGGGCCACAGAATACAGCAGACATCATCCCGTGACGCACAATATGCAGCGAAGAAAAAGGGCGCTGACGTGCTTAAACAGTGGGATGCTGCGCTTGACGGCAGAACAAGGGATTCCCACGCAAGAGTTGACGGCGAGATCAGAGAGCTTGACGAAAAGTTTTCTAACGGCCTGATGTTCCCCGGTGATCCTTCTGGTGGGGCTGCTGAAGTTGTCAACTGCCGCTGCACGTCCAACACACGGGCGCGGTGGGCGCTGGATGATGAAGAACTGAACACGCTGAAAGAACGCGCTGAATACTTCGGGCTTGATAAGACGGCGAACTTTGAGGAATTCAAGCAGAAGTATTTGAAGGCGACTGAAGCGCCAGTTGCGCAGACTGCGGCCTTTACGCCAGCGAAGACTGTAGAAGAAGCTGAAGAATATGCCAAGCGCTTTGTCGACACGAAATATCAGTCGAAATATAGAGGCAATATATCCTATAAGGGCATGAGCCTTGAAAACGCAAATAAAATGAATCAGGTCTTGTCCGGGGTATACGGCAGTTATGATATTCCGATGCTTGGCAACCTGAAGCCTATGAACTTCAGGGAAAGCAAATGGAAAACAGCCGTTGAAGATGGCATTGCAGCCGCTTATCAATGGGGCAACGGCGGTACGCTGTTTATGAACCAGAAGATTTTTGCTTCCGCAAAAGTCACATCGGCCTTTGTCAAAAAAGCAGACGATTTGCTACACACTGTTTTGAACGGAATGGACGCACTTCTTAGGAAACAGGGGCTGAGAGAAAAGCAGCGTGCATATCTTGAAGCCCTTAGAAAGACGGGCGTTCAATGCTTCGCCCAAACTGCCGGTCTTGACTTTGCAGAAGCAACTTTTGTTCATGAATCTGGCCATTTGCTGGATGATAAGATATTCCGAAAGCTATTTAAGGAACATGGGTTTGACATATCTGCAAGTATGGGGAAATATGCAGGTAACATTTCCGGTTATGCCACTTCGACCAACGCGGAATATATTGCTGAAAGCTTCTCCGCTTTTTGGTACGGAAAGACCGATATTCTTGACCCCGATCTGGTGAAAATATTTCAGGGCGCAAAATCGGCGGTGAAAAGCTCTGTTGCAACTTCTGGAAAGGATGATATAATATCATCCGTGAAGGCGTTTGCCAAAGGCAGCAAAGACTTCCCAACAGTATTCCTCCCAAAGCAGGAATACGCTCATGTTATGAGTGAAATTGCAACGAATATCACAAAAGAGCAGAGCCAAAAGAGCGTTTTTGAAAAAGCAATCGGCAATTATATTTATACCGTTGAAAACAATGGTTTTGGGAATTACAGAATCATTGGCAAGACGATCATTGACGCTGGTGATATTGATGAAATTTGGTGATAGGCTATGAGAAAGCTAACAGAAACGGAAAAAGAGCTGGTCAAAAAACTCCGTGCGATTTGGAATGACAAAGAATTTGTCATCGGTGTTCTTTCATACCTAAAAGATGACGAAGAACGCGCGGAAGTTGCCGAATTCATTGACAGCAACGACGATGTAACTTCAGAATCTGTCACGCTTCTGGCACTTGACATCAGCCAAAAAAGGGACAATGTCATTGTTGATGCGTTCTTTTCAGACCTTGAAAAAATAGCAAAAGAGCTTTAAGCACCATGCGCTCGCACGGTGCTTTTTTCGTGCATTGGAACGCACGGGGTGCGTTTATCGCGCGTTTATCGTGCGTTGGCAAGTTACCGGCAAGTTAAAAAACATAGATGGATTAATGGTTTGCAGCTTTGCAAGCCCTTTTTTCATACACAAAATCAAGTGAAAATATTTGAAAGGATGGTAAAAAACCATGAAAATTCCCAACAAGATTTATGATGTGCTGAAGTGGCTGGTCATCATCGTGTTTCCTGCCGTTGGCACTCTGTATGCAGCGCTGTCCACGGTGTGGGGCTGGCCGTACTCCGAGGAGATCGTCACCAGCATCACCGCCGTTGATACCTTCTTGGGCGCTGTGCTGTGCATCTCTACGGCTACATACAACAAGGAGGTAAAGGACAATGGCTAAGAAGGTCTATCTGTCTCCCAGTGACCAGACCAACAACGCCTACGCCTACGGCAACACCACGGAAGCTGTCCAGTGTGGAAAGATCGCTGAAGCTTGCCGTGCTGCACTGGTTCGCAGCGGCGTTTCTGTGAAGGTGGGCCATATGATTTCGATGCAGCAGAAGTGCAGCGAATCCAACGCCTTTGATGCTGATCTCCATGTGCCTATCCACACCAACGCTTTCAATGGTAGCGTCATGGGTACACGGATGTTCTGCTACAATTCCAGCGGCAACGGCTACAAGGCTTGTAAGGCCATTTTTGACCAGCTTGCGCCTATCACTCCCGGCAAGAGCGAAAGCATCAGCGTAAACGCAGACCTGTATGAAGTGCGTGTTCCCGCTGCTCCTACGGCCTACACCGAATGCGAGTTCCACGACAGCGTGGAGGGCGCAAAGTGGATCGTGGAGAATACCGCCAAGATCGGTGAAGCCATCGCCAAGGGCATCTGTAACTATCTGGGTGTGACCTACAAAGCGCCGGTTACACCCGCAGAAAAGCCTTCTGCGTCCGACACGAACAACGGCGGCAAAATGTACCGTGTGCAGGTTGGCGCTTTCTCCGTCCGTGCCAATGCGGAAAAGATGCTGGAACGGCTGAAGAAGGCCGGGTTTGAAGGTTATATCAGAGCTGATTAAACCATTTTCGTGACATCACGAAGATGGTTTTTTCATTGCCCCGGATATGGCGATTAAACTGTCCAACAACAAATAATCTGTTGCGCTTACAGACTTAAACAAGCGCTTGTCTGTGGATGACACCACGCTTAAAAACAGCGGCAAAGGAAGGATAAACAATGGAATTTCTGAAAGCGATTTTGGGCGATGAACTTTATGCACAGTTTGCGGAAAAGCTGAATGCCTACAACGGCGATGCAGCCAACAAGGACAAGCAGATCAAGCTTGCCAACCTTGGCAGCGGAGAATATGTCGGGAAGGGCAAGTATGATGCGCTTCAGGCGATGCTTGACGGCAAGGAAACCGAGTTGACCACAGCCAACGGCCTGATTGCAGAGCTGAAGAAAGGAACCAAGGGCAACGATGAACTTCAGGGCAAGATCACCGGATATGAAACGCAGGTGTCGCAGCTTCAGGCAGAGCTTGAAAAGACCAAGCTTGAAAATGCCATTCAGCTTGCCCTTCGGGACGCAAAGGCCGTTGATCCTGACTATCTGGCCTTCAAGCTGCGTGAGAAGTACAAGCCGGAAGAACTGACACTTGACGAAAACGGAAAAGTCAAGGGCATGGATGACAAGCTTGCCGGTCTGAAAACGCAGTTCCCGAATCAGTTTGAAGGCGCTGGCGGCAAGAAGGTCATCGAACACAAGCTTCCTGACGATCAGGGCGGCGGCGATGCTGTCACGAAGGAAGATTTCGCCAAAATGGGCTATCAGGAGCGGCTGAAACTGTTCAACGAGAATCCAGAAACCTACGCAGAACTTACGAAAAACTAATTTGAAAGGAAGATAAAACTATGGCTAACCAGACTACCAAACTTTCTGACCTTATCAATCCGCAGGTCATGGCTGACATGATCTCCGCAAAGATCGCAAATAAGATCGTTGTCGCTCCCTTTGCGAAGATTGACACCACCCTTCAGGGCGTTCCCGGTGATACCGTGACCGTGCCGCAGTACGCATACATTGGCGATGCTGCGGACATCGCTGAAGGCGTTGCCGCCGAAACCGTGAAGCTGACTGCTTCCACCACTACCGTCAAGGTCAAGAAGGCCATGAAGGCTGTGGAACTGACGGATGAAGCGGTGCTGTCCGGCTACGGCAATCCCGTTGGCGAAACCAACACCCAGCTTGCAAAGTCCATTGCTTCCAAGGTGGACAGTGATGCTATGGCCGCCCTTCAGGGAGCACAGCTCACCTATGACGGCAGCGCCGCCGCAATCAAGTATTCCGGCATCGTGGACGCTATTGATCTGTTTGAGGAGGAGGTCAACAGCGAAAAGGTCATCTTCGTCCACCCCAAGCAGGTGACGCAGCTCCGCAAGGATTCTGATTTCATCAGCGCGGACAAGTACAAAGCCGGTGTCATCCTGTCCGGCGAGATCGGCATGATCGCAAACTGCCGTGTGGTGCCGTCCAAGAAGGTGCCTGTGGTGAAGGTTGGCGAAACCAGCAGTCAGGTTGATTGCTACGCCTGCCCCATCGTCAAGCTGAACAATGATGCGGAAACCGAGGATGACGCTGCCGCGCTGACCATCTACCTGAAGCGTGACACCAATGTGGAGACAGACCGCGTGAGCCTGTCCCGCAAGACCGACATTTCTGTTGACAAGCACTACGCCGTGGCCCTGTCCAACACTTCCAAGGTGGTTCTGGCCAAGTTCAAGAAGTAAGGAGCTGAAACCTTATGATTATGACCGTTGCCGAACTGCGGCAGTTTGTGACAACGGACGAAGCGGATCAGGCGCTTGAAGCACGGCTTCAGGCGCTTGAACTGCTTATTCGTGCGTACACCAACAACAACTTCCAGCAGCGTGGATTCCGCGTTGAAGCTGATATACGGGGCGGCGTGTTCATGTCCGAAAGCCTGATTCCGTTTGCTGTGGGTGACACGGTGATGATCTCACAATCGGACTTGCAATCGGATTGCCTTTGCATAGTCAAGGAAATCACGGATGACACCACATTCACGGTGAACGAATCGTGTGCTGATGATGATTGCATCCTTGTGACCAAGGTTGTCTACCCCGCAGATGTCAAGCTGGGCGTGGCAAATATGCTGAAATGGCAGCTTGACAACGGGAACAAGGTTGGAGTTGCTTCAGAAACGATTTCAAGGCACTCTGTGACATATTTCGACATGACCGGGGACAATTCCGCAGCCGGATTCCCGAAGGCTCTTACGGGCTTTCTAAGGCCGTATATGAAGGCCAGGTTCGGACGGGGGTTGAGAGTATGAAAGGCATCGGCGGCAACATCACGGCAACAATCCAGGTCTACACTTCCATCAAGAATGAAATCGGCGAGAATGTGAAGTCGTGGACGGACGCGCAGACGCTCAAAGGCTGGCTTGACCTTTCTGCCGGTGACGCACGGCATACCACCTTCAATGCCAAAATCCAAGAATCCACCCATGTCTTTGTAGCTGACTATGTGCCGCTTGACAGTCGGATCACTGCCGAAAGTAGCAGAATGGTTATCGGCGGCAAGCGATACGAAGTCACGCTGATTGACAATCCAATGGAGATGGGCAGCGGATCACAGCTTGAAATCTATCTGAAATACACGGGAGGTCAGTAAAATGGCAGATGTCGAATTTATTGACAACCATCTTCAGGTAAACAGAGCCATTGATGATGCTGTGGGTGCGTTTCTGCTGGAAGCGGCTGCGGAGCTTGTGTCAGCCACGGCAAGAAATACGCCTGTTGACCAAGGCCAGCTAAAAGGATCGTGGGCGGCAAACGTTGACGAATCTGCGGGTGAAGCTGTTGTTGGAAGTCCTCTTGAAAATGCTATCTGGACGGAGTTTGGAACCGGTGAATGGGCATTGAAGCGCAATGGCCGTGTTGGTGCATGGTATGTACCCGTTGAGAAGGTTACAGGCAGGAAAAAGCCTACCTTCAACGGCAAAGTTGTCATCGTGTATGGCAAGGACGGCCAGAAGTTCTACAAGACGAACGGTAAAAAGCCGGTTCGGATGCTCCAAACGGCGTTTGACCAGAACAAGGGTAAAATCATCCGAAGGGCTGAACAAATCTTCAAAGCGAGGTTTGATGACTAATGTCTAAAAATCTGCTGAAAGTCGTGTCAGACGGCATGACAGAATTGGGGCTTGAATACGAATTCGGTGAATACACCAAGGAGCCGATTGTATACCCCTATTTTGTCGGTGAGTACACGGAAACAGAGCCGACAACAGAGGATTGCTTGCAAGAAACAACCTTCATGTTGTACGGGTTCAGCCGTGACAAGTGGCTGACACTGGAAAACGCAAAAGCAAAAATCGAAAACTATTTCAACAAAGTATATGGAAAGACGGTCATGGTTGACGATGGGTCAGCCGTGGCCGTTTTTTATGGCAATTCCTTGATCGTTCCCACCGGGGACGAAGAACTGAAGAAAATCCAAATCAATCTACAATGCAAAGAATGGAAGGTGAGCTGATATGAGCAAAGAGGGCAAGACCGGCGTATCTGCCAATACCCCCAAGAATATCATGTTCGGTGCTGGTACGATTCACAAGGGTCTGAAGTATGCAGGAAGTTCGTGGAATTTTGATGAAACCATTATCGGCGCTACTTCGGGCGGCTCCAAGCTGTCTATTGTGCCGGAGATCACCAACATTGAGGTGGACGGCGCACTGGTCAAGGCCAAGGGCCTGACCGTCAAGACCGGCGAAACGGCAACTATGGAGATCAACTTCCTTGAGCTGACCAAGGACATCATCAAGGCGGCTACCATCGGCGCAGACGGCACGTCTGATGATGCATCCAACTATGATCTGATCGAATCCAAGGCGAACATTGCCACGGGCGATTATTGGGAAAATATCGCCTTTGTCGGTAAGACGCTGGAAGGCAAGAACATCATTGCCATTTTGGATAATGCGCTTTGCACTTCCGGCTTTGAGCAGGAAGGCAAGAACAAGGAAGGCGCTGTCGGCAAGTACACCTTTGAGTGTCACGCAGAGCTGACCAGCGATCTGGATACGTTGCCTTGGCACATCTACTATCCCAAGGCATCCTGACGAGTAAGGGCAGAATCACAAAATGCAAGTGGTTCTGCCCTTATTTGCATTAAATGCGAAAATAATTGAAAGTGTGGTTATATAAAATGTCTGAAAACATCGAAAAGACCTATGAGCTGCGAAACCTTGAAGCTGACGATCTGTTTATCATGATCGGCATCATCAGCAAAATCGGCATCAAGGAATTCAAGGGGTGCTTTGAATCCGATGAAGTGAAGGCCGCTATCACAAACGTTGCCAAGCAGAAGAAGGATGCTGATGCAAACGAAGATGCTGATGATGATGTTGTTGCTTCCATTGGCATTTCCGTTGCGCTGGATATTGCTGCAATCCTGCTGGCGAACATCGGCAAGTGCAAGAATGACATCTATGCGCTTCTGGCAAATCTGTCCGGCGTGAAGGAAAAGGAAATTGCGAAGCTTCCTATCAAGACTTTCACTGGCATGATTTTTGATCTTGTGAAGAAAAAGGAATTCGCTGATTTTTTTCAGGATGCTGTAAAATTTCTAAAGTAGGCGATATCCGATTCTTTGATGTTCTCTTTCAGCGGTATGCAAATCCTATGATCCTGCTGAACCAGATGATAAAGGCCGGTCGGCTGTATGAGTTCATCGGCACAATGATTAGCATACGCAATGAAGAACAGGAAGAAAAGGTTATGTGGGAATACTGGCTACACAGGGACTTTGAACGCCCTTATTCGGAATTCGTTGCTGCGACAAACGGAAACAGCAGCGCGCAGGTCGAGACAGAAACAACCAGCAAGACGGAACTGACCGAGATTGTCAAGCAATCTATGGAAATAGCGTCATTCGTGCCACAGGAATGAGTTGCAGCCCCTTATTACCTGCCCTTACTTTAGGGAGGTAACGACATGGAACTTTTCAAGCTGTTAGGAACGATAGCCGTTGATAATGCACAGGCAAAGCAAGCCATTGAAGAAACTGCGTCAACAGCGGATAAGGGAAGCAAGAAAACAGACGCTTCATTCAAGAAAATCGGTGAATCGGCACTGAAAATCGGAAAAGCTGTTTTGAGCGCTGGCGTGGCGTTAGGCGGCGCGTGGGTAGCAGCTATTGAGGGTTCCAGAGAATATAGAACGGAAATGGGCAAGCTGGACACAGCTTTTGTCACAAACGGCCATTCATCCGAAGCGGCAAAGAAAACCTATCAGGATTTACAGGCCGTTTTGGGTGATACGGATGTATCTGTTGAAGCTGCAAACCATTTGGCTGTCATGACCGACAACGAAAAGGATTTGCAGACCTGGACGGACATCTGCACCGGCGTTTTTGCAACATTCGGCGACAGTTTACCCATCGAGGGCTTGACGGAAGCGGCCAACGAAACGGCAAAGGTCGGCGAAGTCACCGGCCCATTGGCAGACGCTTTGAATTGGGCCGGAATATCCGAAGATGCATTCAATGAAAAACTTGCCAAGTGCTCCAATGAACAGGAGCGGCAAAGGCTTATTATGGACACTCTGAACGGGACTTACAAGAAAGCGTCCGAACAGTACAAGGAAACCAATGCCGATGTCATAGCGGCGAATAGGGCCAACGAGAAGCTGACAAGCGCCTTTGCAGAATTGGGGCGTGTTGGTGAACCGATTTTGACCGCTATCAAGAATAAGACCGCCGAAATGGTGGCCGCTGCTGTGCCATTGCTTCAATCCTTTATCACCAAAATAAAGGACATGATCAAATGGTTCAAGCAGAACAAAACCACCGTGCAAGCGTGGGCGGCTGGCATCCTTGCCGCCACGGTCACAGTATCCGGGTTTGTCCTTGTGCTGAAGTGGGGCAGCATCATGAGCAAGGCAACCACCGCCCTAAAGCTGGTCACAGGCGGCGTGAAGGCCCTGAATTTGGCCATGAAGGCGAATATCATCGGCCTGGTCGTGTCGCTTATCATCGGCCTTGTAGCAGCCTTTGTGTACCTTTGGAAAAACAATGAAGGCTTCCGCAACTTTTGGCTGAAGATGTGGGAAAAGATCAAGTCCGCCACTTCCTCAGCTGTCAAGTGGATCAAGAGCAAGTTCAACGATCTGAAGGATGTTGTTTCAAGGGTCAGAAACACATTCGGCAGTATCAAGGACGCTATTGCTGACAAGATTGAGGGTGCGCGGGACGCTGTAAAAAAAGCCGTTGATAAGATTAAGGGCTTTTTCCCATTGAGTGTTGGCAAGATTTTTACAAATTTGAAAGTCCCGAAAATCACTGTCAGCGGCGGCAAAGCACCCTTTGGCATTGCTGGCAAGGGCAAGAAGCCCAGCTTTGATGTCAAATGGAACGCTGAAGGCGGTATTCTTGACCGGCCCACCATCTTTGGCAGAATCGGAAACACGCTGCTGGGCGGCGGCGAAGCCGGGAAAGAAGCCATTGCGCCCATTGACACGCTTCTTGACTATGTACGCGCTGCTGTCAGCGCAGAAAACGAAGGAATCAGAAAGACGCTGATTGAGCAAAACCAAATCCTGATTGACTTTTTGGCCCGGTCTATGCCACACGGCGTTATGCTGGATTCCGGCGTATTGGTCGGAGAATTGACACCCGAAATAGATATGCGGTTGTCGGATAGGTTGAGAAACACACAAAGAGGAAACACACGATAGAAGGCTGCTTTCCGGTGGCCTTCTTTTATTTTATCTTCACAGAAAGTGGGTGAAGGTCACTTGGAAATTTTTAAGTTACTTGGAAAAATCGCTATATCTGGCGCAGATGAAGCGAAGGGTGAAATCACCGAAACCACGGAACACGCAGAACGTAAAGGCTCTAAGCTGTTAAGTACAATGGGCAAAATCGGCGCTGCTGCTATTGCCGCTGGTGCTGCTGCTGTTGTGGCTGTTGGCAAACAAGCTATTGCAGCGTATGCGGATTATGAGCAGCTTGTAGGCGGCGCACAGCTGATGTTCGGTGAAGCTTATGACTATATCGCAGACAAAGCCAAGAACGCATACAGTACCGTGCAAATGAGCCAGAATGACTATTTGCAACAGGTAAACGGCTTTGCAACCGGACTAAAAACGGCGCTTAATGGAGATGCACAAGCGGCTGCTGTGCTTGCTGATAAGATCATCAACGCAGAAGCGGACGTTGTGGCGGCAACCGGCAATTCGCGGGAAGCCGTGCAGAACGCCTTCAACGGAATCATGAAGTCCAACTACACGATGTTGGACAACTTGCAGCTTGGCATCACTCCCACAAAAGAAGGATTTCAGGAGGTTATCGACAAGGTAAACGAGTGGAACGAAGCCAACGGAAACGCCACAAATTACCAGATTGAAAACCTTGCTGATGCACAGTCTGCTCTTGTAGATTATATTACGATGCAGGGGTTGGCCGGGTATGCATCGGCGGAAGCGGCAGGCACGATTCAAGGTTCTGTTGCATCCATGAAGGGCGCATGGCAAAACCTGCTTGTTGGTATTGCGGATGATAATGCGAACTTCAAGGAGCTGACTACCAATTTTGTCGATAGCCTTGTTGCCGTTGGTGAAAATATCATACCGAGAATAAGCGTAGTTATTCATGGCTTAACGCAGCTTATCACGGAAACGTCCCAGACAATCATTCCGTTGGCTGTGCAGATTTTGCTTGAAAACCTGCCGAGCATTGTTGCTGCTGGCATGGATTTAATCATTGCGCTTGTAAGCGGCATCCTTG